ATGGCAAAAGTGATTCATGTGCATTTGCTGCATAAAATAGATGGAACGAAGCAGAAAGACTGGTATTTCAGCAGTATATCGGCTGTTTACACGGTTCTGACGGCAGATCAGGTGGGGGCAACCAAGAATTACCTGCTTCATGCCGGGCTGTCTGGTAACGGCACAATATGCACGAAAAAGGCTATAATTAAGCAATCTACGCTCATTTCTGGCGGTAGTAAGGGCAATGGTTAGAACGATATAATAACGCCGTTAGAAAGGCTTGTAGGCGTTATTTCTTTGAATGCTGATTGGGGAGCTTATGGCTCCCCTTTTTTATGTCTGTACGGGTGGTATTTTTAGTTAGGGGTTACTATTGGGGTTACTGTTAGGGGTTACTACTTCTTTAAGTTAGGGGTTACTTTAGGGGTTACTTTTTCAGTTCTCAGAGGGTACGCCCGAAATAGGAAACTATGTTATAAATGAAAGCAAGTGCCGTTTTTCTCTGTTTTCAGAGAGGAAAAACGACACTTGTTTGTGTGATATACCTTATTATAATAAAATAAATCCTTTGATTTACAGTGTATTTACGAGTTTACTTCAGGTAAATTCCTTCAAAAGTGTGTGCGTGCGTCCTTTTTTAGCCTTCTGTAGGAGGCATGCGTGTACCACTTAGAAGAACTTGCTGATACTTCCGATTACTTCAAAGACATTGATGATGCGTGATTTGTCGAATTCCTGTTCATCGTAGTCATTGGTGTTGATGGGAATGAAGCGCAGCTTGTCCGGATTTGGCGACCTGCGGAGGATTTTAATGGTGCGGATGGTATCCAGCACCACTGCATAGATTTCGCCATACTGGATGTCGTTGAGTGTACATTGGTGCAGGGCAATGATGTCGCCATGGTTTATTTTTGGTTCCATGGAGTGCCCGGTGACATTGCACCAGAGGCTGGCTTTTTCGAATCCCCTTATTACGATGTTGGTGGCGGGTATATTCACCTGAGAGTTGAACACCTCATCGAATCCCCCAATAAAGTCCACGTCGTAGTATGGTGTGCCGACGGACGGGTTCATAGATGTTGTAGGCAGAGTCGAAGAATTTGCTTCGTCTATTGTTTTAATGCCGTTCAAATCATCTTTTAACATACTCCCCTTACCGGTTAGCAACCAAGCTGGATTTATAAAATCACACTTTGTGTATAATAGCTCTGCATCAAAAGTATTTCTTGTGTACCAATTTGAAACAGCTTGTGAAGATATGCCTAAAAATCTCGCAAAATCAGCGTTCTTACTTATGCTTAGGTGTGATTTTATAGAGTCAAGCATTTCTCCTTTTGATATAAATGAAACATTTTGTGTCATTTTCTTTAGTTTTTATTTTGTTTAATGAAACAGAGTGTGTATATTTGCAGCGTGTTTAAGATGTAAACAGCGCGCCAAATATACAAAAAAGGCGTGTGATTAGCGAATTTTAAGGATTAAAGAAAATGAAACGATATTGGTTTGAACTGACAGATGAGCACTATAATGATTTGGGTGCTGCCATTTCGGACGGCTGGCAAAAATCACCTGCCATTGCTGAAGCAAAGAGGTGGATGAAGGAAAACGGAGTGAAGGCTGCCATCCTTGTATGCAACAGCATGGCGACGGACAACATACTGGACATGATACATATAGAAGAAAAATAAAAACATAAGGATTATGACACAGCAAGAATTTATGGAACGGACGGGGATAACCCCTACAGCAGAGGATTTTGATTACATCCATGCGGTTTATCTGAACACTTCGATGAACAAGGATGAGTTCTGCAAAGATTTCAAGAAACATGGGGACAGCCGGATTATCCGCGATGTTCATGTGCGAGTGCTGAACTATGAAATGAAATGTGAACGTCAAAAGGAAGTTATCGACAACCTGACCGACTTCCTGATTGGCAAGGCGCATGCGTATGACGATACTGATTTCCGCAAAGAAGCGGTAAGGCTGGCCGGTGAGGTGGAAGTGGTGAAACGGACCATCGAATTGGGGCTTCCGCTTTGGGATGAAGACAGGAAGGTTGTCCTTTCGATGATAGAAGAACAAGGCAAATAGATTGCCGGATAACTGGCAGCCCGGAAAGACGGGCAGGGGCGGCAGGCACGACCGGAGAGTTGGTAAATCGAAATAAGAAAGCGTAGAAAGCCGTCGGGGTTCGATTCCCCGCGCCCCACGATATAAACTTTTAAAATTTAGAGTTATGGCAAAGAATTTCAATCCGAGAACAGCAGAGAGTCTGTTCAAACAGAAGTTGCGCACGATGATAGGCAGTACGGCACATACGCAGAATATTGCCGATCAGGCGATGGAGCTGGCTGGACAATTCATGACGGAGGATGAGATAAGCAACTCGGATGCCTACCGGGTGATAGAGAATGTGAGCTGTGTGTGTGAGGAAGCGATGCAGGTGCTGGTCGAAGAACTGCAGAAAGGGACACGCCTTCATGAAATACTGACGGGTGATTAGGAAATAGCGGAAGCTGTTAAAAACCTTTGAACGAACGATAACGATTAAAAAGTATGACGATATGAGAAAGCAGATTTTGACAGATAACGAGACAAAGACCTTCCTGATGAAGACCTTTAAGTGCAGCCGCCAGGCTGTGTGGCAGGCACTGAATTTTGTCCGTGACAGCGACCAGGCCCGCCGGATCCGTACCCTTGCCCTGAAGCGAGGCGGCAAACTGACCGACGGGAACTTTATCCCGAACTGCGAAACCACCTTTGAAGAGTGCGAGCACACCATGACCTGCACCTTCGGTCCCCGTGTAAAACTCGTGGTCCACAGAAAGACCAATGATGTGGATGTGTACGTGGACGGAAAATGGACTGAAACCTACCAATGTGAATTTGTATCGGATTTCATGCAGCTGCAGCACGAGACCCAACAGATGGCATCTGCCTTATAAATAGAAATGAAATGGAGTATTATGGAAAGATATTGTGCATATCCTACAATGACCTGACTTACGATGACCGACCGGTGATGGTGAACGGAAAGGCAGACTATAGCAGAAGCCGCACGCTGAAAGGGGTTCATCCTTCCACTCTTTCCGAAGAAGAACTTGCTCCCATCCTGTCGGTACCAAATTATAAGAAATTAGCGGCCAGGAAAGAAATCAATGTAGTTAGAAAAGGAAGGGGACTTGGAGGTTACGTCCTGGTAGAAGTTGCCACCATGCCCCTGCGCTTTCAGGAGAAAATCAAGTTAAAATACGGAGACATGAAAGAAGATGTTATAAAGAACTGGCTCGGTAGTCATTACCACATCGATGCGAAAGCCCGGGAGTTCTACACCCGGTTCCGCTTTGACAACGGTGATGCCCTTCCGCCGGAACACATACAGGAATATACGGTGAACGCTTCGGTTATTGAGGCCGTGATGCGTGCCATGGAGGATGCCACCTTTATGCGTAAGGCCATGAAGGCCGGTCCGGTGAACTGGGGTGAGCTGGCAGGAGCCATCAGTTACTATCAAGCAGAGTTCGGTCACACCTTGCCTGTCAGTTCCAACCGCTTCAAGAAGCGTGTGAATGACTTCAAGTCCAACGGCTATGAAAGCCTTATCAGCCGCAAGTTCATGAACCAGAACCGCCGGAAGGTGACCTACGACATTGAACGCCTGCTGCTGAGCATCGATGCCCAACCGGAACAGCCCTTCAATACCACCGTGTGGGAACAGTACAATCTATTTGTACAAGGAGAACTGGAGCTATATGACCCCGAAACCGGCGAGGTGTTGAATCCGGCAGACTTTACCGACAAGGATGGAAATCCGCTGGTATTGAGCCCGGCCACGGTAGCCAACTACCTGAACAACCCAAAGAACAAGGCTCTTCGCGGTAAGCTGCACATGAGCCAGTGGGACTTTAACAATGCCTACCGTCCTTATCATCTGCGCAGCATCGGTGAATATTCCTTGAGTAAGGTTTCGCTTGACGACCGCGACCTGCCGCGCCCAATGAAGGACGGCAACCGCGTGAAAGCCTATTATGCCTACGATGTGGTGAGCGGTGCTGTAGTGGGATATGCCTACAACCGGTACAAGACAGGCGAGCTGTTTTTGGACTGCATGCGAAACATGTTCCAGACTCTGGACCGGAACGGCATGTATATCCCCGCCGAGTTGGAAGTGGAACACCACCTGGTAAGCGACTTTGCCGACGGATTGATGCAAGCCGGTACCGTCTTCCCCCTGATCCGCTGGTGTAACCCCGGGAACTCGCGTGAAAAACGTGCCGAGCACAAGAACCGCGAAAAGAAATACGGTGTGGAGAAACGCACGCAGGTAGGCATTGGCCGCTGGTGGGCCAAGCTGGAAGCCAACCGCCCGAAGGAAGAGAAAGTGTATGACGAAAAGAACAACACCTACAAGGTGAAGACCTATAGCTATGAAGAACTGGTAGCCGATGATATACGCGCCATTCAGACCTTCAACGCACAGCCTCACCCAAACCAGAAGCGCTATCCGGGCATGAGCCGTTGGGATGTGCTTTGCGCTCATCAGAACCCGAACCTTGCCCCTTGGGATAAAGCCGTTCTTTACCGGTTCATCGGGCAGCACACCGAAACAACCATCCGGCAGAATACCTACTGTACGGTGATGTACAACCAATACGGACTGCCCAGCCCGGAAATCATCGAAAAACTGGAGCCGAGAAACTACAAGGTAGATGCCTATTATCTGCCCGATGCCGACGGAACCATCAACGAGGTATATATCTACCAGAACGGACGATATATCGCCACATGCAAGCCCGTAGCCCGTTACAATGAGAATACAGCCGAGCAGACCGAAGCCGACAGGGCAGCCTATACCGAACAGGCCAAGTATGTAGCCAAATTCGACAAGATGATGAAGGACGGAAAGATCAAGCGTGTGGGCATCCTTGCCAAAGAGGAAGCGAAGCTGATAACAGAGGTACAAGCGGAAGCCGTTCCCCTTCCTGCACAAGCCGAAGAAGACGATTACTCAGCCTATATGGACATCAGTGCCTTCGAGCATGATGCGGTAGCCAAGATATAATTAACGACGTTAGAACGAATTTAAAACAGCATTCAAATGGAAATAACAAATGAAGTAAAGCAACGTATTGTGGCAGCGATAGCCGCCGACCGTGAAAATTATCCCAGTGACAACCGCCATGCCACGGCACTGGGCATAGCCCCCAGCGTGTACAATACCATCAAGCGGGGCAATTATGAAAAGCAGGTCAGTGATGCCAACTGGGTAGGCATAGCCCGAAGACTGGGCGTGCAACTGCGCACGGAAATGCCCTGGCTGGCAGCCCAGACCCCGACCTACGTGTTTGTGAGCAAGCAGCTGGAAGTGTGCCAGGGCAGCGGTCTGAGCGCCATCCTGTGCGATATGCCCAATATCGGCAAGACCTTTACAGCGAAAGCCTATGTGAAGCAGCACAAGCACGCCGTGTATGTGGACTGCAGCCAGGTGAAGACCAAGCTGAAGCTGATACGCTACATTGCCAAGGAATTCGGCGTGACCAGCAACGGACGCTACAGCGACGTGTATGAGGATCTGGTGGCCTACCTGCGCACGATTGATACGCCCCTGGTTATTCTGGACGAAGCCGGCGACCTGCAGTATGAAGCCTTCTTGGAGTTGAAGGCCCTGTGGAACGCCACGGAACGCTGCTGCGCCTGGTACATGATGGGAGCCGACGGACTGAAGGAGAAAATCAACCGCGCCATCGAAGGCAAGAAGGTGGGCTATACCGAGATGCTGAGCCGCTACGGTGACTCTTACAGCAAGGTGACCCCGGACGATGCGCAGGAACGCGAAAAGTTTCTGAAGGCACAGGCAGCCATCGTGGCCAAAATCAATGCCCCGGACGGTGCCGACATTGCCAAGATTGTTCACAGCACCGGAGGCGGCTTGCGGCGCGTATATACCGAAATCGAAAAATTAAGGAGGATGCAAGCATGAAACTGAAAAGAGCCTACAGCCCCGGTGAGGTGCTGAATATGAAGATACCCCGGTATGAGTTTACCGGGGCTTGGCAAGCCTCGATAGGCAACCCTGCCAAAAGCGGCGTGTGGATTATCTGGGGTGCCAGCGGGAACGGGAAGAGCAGCTTTGTGATGCAGTTGGCCAAGTATCTGTGCGGCTTTGGACGTGTAATCTATGACAGCCTGGAAGAAAGCACCGGCCTTTCGTTCCAAATGAGCCTGAAACGGCATAAGATGGACGAAGTGCGCAAGCGGTTGGTTATCCTTGACCGCGAGTCGATGGACCAGCTGGAGGAACGTCTGCAGCGCCGGGGCAGTCCCGGCATTGTGATTATCGACAGTTTCCAGTACAGCGGGTTGAACTACAAGACCTACAAGGAGTTTAAGGAGCGCCACCCCAAGAAACTGTTTATCTTCATCAGCCATGCCGAGGGGCTTCATCCGGCAGGTAGAAGCGCCCGCAAGGTAGAATATGATGCCGATGTGAAAATCATGGTAAGCTGTTTCAAAGCCTGGTGCAAAAGCCGCTTTATGGAAAAACCCGGTGAACCTTATGTAATTTGGGAAGAAGGCGCTGCCAAAACATTGAAGGACGATAATATGGAGGATTATTTGAATGATGGAATGGGAGAATAAGCTGTACCAGATACTCCTGAAAGGACAGGAGGCGGAGGCCGTGGTGGACGATTGGGTAGAGCGTAACATACAAAGCGACCTCCGTCTGCGCAGGGCCAAGACAAAGGGACACGTAGTGATAGAAACCAGGGATGTGATGTTTGCCCGGAATATCCAGGTATGGCATCCGTCCTGCCAAATAAACATTAAAGATTTGAAGTGATGGAAAAGAAAGAAGAAAAGAAAGTGTGCTGCATCTGCGGCAAAGAGTATGAGGGCTACGGATAC